TCGAGTTTGACACACGCGACCTAGTTACGGTGATTAGTGTTATAGAAAAGAACAACAAGAACAGGTGAGTTTCTATGACAGTCAACACGACCATTCAGGTGTCTGGCGTAAAAGAAACTATTAACGCACTCAAAAAGATTGACCCGCAACTGCAAAAAGACTTTAGAGCAAAAGCCAACGAGATTGCACAGCCAGCCATTAACGCTGCAAAAGACGTGTACACGCAAGTGCCGTTGTCTGGTATGGCATACAAGTGGTCTAGTCGAGGCCGCCAGTTGTTTCCGTTTAGCGTTGCTAAAGCCAAAAGCGGTGTCAAGTTGCGTATTGACACCCGGCGCAATGCTGTAGGCGTAATCCTTATTGAGCAAAAAGACCCTGCAACCGCAATCTTTGAGACTGCAGGCCGTGCTAACGCAAACCGTTTAGGCGATCAGTTGGGTTTTGTCGGCGCTGGTCGCACTCGACTAATAGGGCCAGCCGTGTATAAGGCGCGGCGAGGCGTAGAGGCTGAAATGGAAAAGATGATCTTGGACACGGCGCGCACAGTTAGGCAGGCAATGTAATGCTGTCTATTCCGATCATCTCAGAGTTTGACGGCAAAGGCATTGACAAAGCCATAAAGCAATTTAAGCAACTAGAAACCGTAGGCGAAAAGGCACAGTTTGCAATTAAAAAGGCTGCTATTCCTGCCGCTGCCGCGCTTGGTGCAGTGACTGCGGCTCTTGGTGCTGCGGTGGCTGCAGCTGCAGAGGATGAAGCACAAGCCGCACAACTTGCATTGACTTTAGGCAACGTCACTGGCGCAACAGAGAAACAGGTCAAAGCGACTGAGGACATGATTAGCGCTATGTCGAGGGCTACCGGCACTGCTGACAGCGAGTTACGGCCAGCGCTTGCGGTACTTGTGACTGGCACAAAAGACATTGCTACGGCAACAGAGGCATTGACGCTGGCACAAGATATTGCTATTGGGTCTAACAAGTCTTTGTCTGAGGTATCTGATGCGCTTGCTAAGGCTTACGGCGGCAACATGAAAGGCTTACAAGCCTTATCACCAGAGATAAAAGCGATGATCAAAGACGGCGCAACACTTGATGAGGTAATGAACGTGCTGGGCGGCACGTTTGGTGGCTCTGCTGCAACGGCAGCAAACACCGCTGCAGGCAAATTTAAGATACTCAAAAACTCGCTTGACGAAACTAAAGAAAGTATTGGCGCGGCTTTATTGCCAGTAGTAGAAAAGGTGTTGCCAGTGTTACAAAAGTTTGCTGACTGGGCACAAAAAAACCCGCAAGCATTTTTGGCTATAGCCGGCGCAATTGCTGCAATTTCTATTGCGATCTTGGCAGTTAACTTTGCAATGTCGCTTAATCCATTTACTTTAATTGCAGCAGGTATTGCGGCTTTAGTAGTTGGAATTATTTACGCTTACAACAAGTTTGAAACATTCCGCACAATTGTTAATGCCGTGCTTAACGGTCTTATAAGTGGTTTTGAGCATTTTGCTAACGCGTACATTTCGGCAATAAATCTTATTATTCGAGGCATGAATTTAATAAACCCATTTAGCGATATTCCGTCATTGCCAACATTAAGTTTGGGCAGAATTGGCGGCAGCGATGGTGTGTCTGGTGATCGAGGCGGTGCAGCGCGTGAGGGCGGTGTTGGCACGGTGCTTGCAAGTCTGCCCTCTATGCCGTCTATGCCTAGCCCTGCAGCACCTATGGCTGGCGGAGGTGGCGGCGGCGGCGGCGGCGGTAGTCAAGGCCCCAACTTTGCGCCAGTTAACGGCCCTATTGGTTATGTCGGTGGCATACAAGACCGCGCACCCGGCAGCGTCACAATTAACGTGTCTGGCGGTATCTCATCGGCAGCCGATATTGGCAGATCAGTTGTTGACGCGCTTACCCAATACACGCAGGTGTATGGGCCGCTTGACTTGGCGATTAGGTAATGTCTGGCGCAACCGTCATTACTGGCGGCACATACCTTTTAGAACTGTCTAGCGGTTATGACGGTGAAGCATTTTATTTAGACCAGTCAACACTTAACGGGCCAGATGTGCTAGACGGTGACGGCGAGGATTTTAACGACATCACCGATGTGGCACAGTTAATTACTATTAGTCGAGGCCGTCACAAACCGTTAGACGTATTTGGACCCGGCACAATGTCTGTGTCAATCAGCGTGCCAGTAGGCAACCGTGACTATGACCCGCTAAACACATCCAGCGTGTATTACAACCAGTTGACAGATCAGCCCGGTCTAGCGCCGTTGCGCCCGATCAGGTTTAGCCGTAACGGTGAGTACTTGTTCACAGGCGTAGTGACCACGTTTAACCAGACTTACAACATGGCTGGAATGACTACCTACAGCATTGCGGCCGCCGATAACACTTATGTGCTGTCACAAGGCAATCTGCCCGAAACGGCCACCACTAGCCAAACCTCATCAGCGCGCATTACAGCCGTTTTAAGCGCTGCAAACTACACAGGCGCTACAAGCCTTACAGCCTCGCCAGTGACCACGCTAGGCGCTTACACCATCCCTAGCGGCACAAACGTAAACGCCTACATAAACCGAATACAACAGGCCGAGCAGGGTCGTATTTTTTGTGATCGAGAAAACGTGCTAACCGCGCAAGAACGCGTGGGCACAACACTTGACGCGGCTGTAGCCACATTTAACGACACCGGCACAGCCACACCGTATGACGCGGTGTTTGTAGAGTTTGACCAACAAACAGTAATCAACAATGCCAACATCACTATTGAGTCTGGTGGCACGTTACAAAACGCCAGCGATGCTGCCTCAATTGCAGAGTACTTTACGCAAACAGAGGCAATCACAGACAGCCTGCTTAGCAGTGACGCACAAGCTGCAACGCTTGCCAGTTACCTGCTATACCCACAACCACGCCCACGTTTTACCAGTGTGTCAACTACTTTTGCCAGCCTAACCGATGCCCAAAAAACGGCGTTAGCACCTATTGAGATTGGTCAAACCGTGTCAGTCACTAAGACCTTTACATCTGGCACACCGTTAAGTGTCAATCAAGACTTGAGCGTTGAGGGCATAGATCACGTTATTGACATGAACACAGGCCACCGCATGACCTTGTGGACATCAGCAACCGTCATCCTTGACCAGTTTATTTTGGATGACATTACGTTTGGTGTGCTATCTACCAGTAACGCGCTTGGTTAGGATAAAGTGCAACTATGACTACGCCTTTTCCATTTGTGGCAAATACTGTCCTAAACGCATCGCAATTAAATGCCATTACCACGTTGCCAGTAAACGCAAGAGTTGCTAACTACACGCTCGTTGTGGGCGATGTTGGTTATCGAGTGCAGATGACTGCAGCAGGCGCTACAACAATTACAGTCAACTCAGGCATTTTTGCTGCAGGTGACACGATTTGGATACAAAACTTAGGTGCTGGCACTTGCACGATTACTGCCGGCACTGCAACAGTTGGCACGGCATCATCTTTAGCGTTGGCACAATATGGAGGTGGCACGCTTGTTTTCCAAAGTGCTAGTGCTGCTACTTTTTTTAGCCAACAGTCAGCAACCTACGGCACTGCCACAGGTGGCTCAAGTTCAAGCGTTACGGTCAGCAGCGTAAATTACACGTTGTTGACTTTTACAACAGATGCAACATTGACAGTGTCTAAGGCAGGGTTGTTTGACTGCCTAATTTTTGGTGGCGGCGGCGCAGGCGGCGGCGGTCAATCAGCAGTTGCAGCGCGTGGCGCTGGTGGTGGCGGTGCTGGTGGATATGTTTTAACAACTTTGTATTTACCTGCCACAACATACTCGGTGACAATTGGTGCAGGTGGTGCAGCATCAGGTGAAAACGGTGGCGGTCTTGGCGGTTCGTCTCGAATTGCAGCGGTGCTGGGCATACCGGGTGGTGGAGGCGGTAAAGCCGCAGGTGGCAACAACACTATTTACGGTGCTTCCTCTGGCGGAGGTTTTGGTACGACATCAGAAGCAACAGGTGGAACAGCACAGTTAGGTTCGTCATACGGTAATAATGGCGGCAACGCTGTAAACGAAAATGCTGGCGGTGGTGGTGGTGGTGCAACTGCAGTTGGTGCAAACGCTGTCACATCGACTGGCGGTGCTGGCGGTGCTGGTTACGATGTCAGCAGTTTTATTTCAGGCAGCGCACTATTTAAGGCTGGTGGTGGTGGTGGCGGCGCACAAACCACAGGCGGTGCAGGCGGCTCATCAGTTGGCGGCGCAGGTGGCGTATCGGCCGCAGGTGGAACAGCCGCAGCAAACACCGCGTCAGGCGGCGGCGGCGGGCGCAACACAAACGCGGGCGGTAACGGCGGTTCAGGCATTGTTTACATTAGGTTTAAAGTATGAGCGTGCCACAATATTTTGCACAGGTAAACGATGACAACATTGTTATTGACGTTGCAGTAGTAACGCATCTATTTATGCAAGAACATCCAGACCGCTATCCAGGCACATGGATTGAGACATTTGTTAATTTGCCTAACAAAACTTATGCAGGCGTAGGGTTTACATGGAACGGCACAGATTTTGTAGCGCCAATAATTGAGCCGGCATGACTGTAAACAATTTGCCTAAGTTTGTTATTTTGCTTGTTGGCTTGCTCTGTCTTACTGCGTTAATGATCTTTGACAAAATAGACATGGCGTCTGGCGTGCCAATGCTGACAATGATTATCGGCTACTCGATCGGCAACGGTGTAAACGCTAAACAAGGCGGCGAATCAAGCAACGTGTTTGGCAACAAAAAAAGCAAGTGATACCTGCCAATCCTAAAGTTGTAAACAGCAGGCCGTACACAGGCAACAGTGACGGCGCATCGGCAAGTCATCTACCCGGCATGGATGAATGGATACGGCAAGCCATCAAATATGGCGGCGGCGCGTTTTGGAATAACGGCAGCTGGGGCATACGCAATATGCGCGGCTCAGAAAACTTAAGTGTGCACGCCACTGGTCGAGCCGTTGATCTGTCTTACAGGCCGTCAGAAAAATACCCAACAGCAAACCGTAAAGGCTCAATGGCGTTTTTACGCATCCTTATTGCCAACGCAAACGAGTTAGGCATAGAGCAAGTGCTTGACTATTTTCCTAAAGCGTTTGGGCGCGGTTGGCGTTGTGATCGGCAAGCATGGAAAAGTTACAGCAAGCCAGAAATACACGGTGCGCCGGGTGGCGATTGGTTGCACGTTGAGGTAGCACCAGCATTTGTTAATCAGCCTTTAACCCTTATACAGCAAGCGTTTAGACGGGTATTCACAGAACTGCCACAGTAATGCCCTATGGTGGAAACACCGGCGATAGGAGATGCAATGGCAGACGCAAAAACATATTGTTACGAGGTTTACACGACTCGACTAGACACCGAACAGATGGTGTTAA